AACGCACCACTCAGCGTGAACGGTTCGCTGGTGAGGGCCAGTTAATTGGTCTGCGTGGTGGGGAAGAACGGAGAACTCAAGCCGAGCTTCTTGCTGGACAGGAACGCCAAATTGGATTGACTGGTGAGCAAGAGCGTTTAACGGTTGGTGAACGTGGACGCCAAGAGCGGTTAGGAATTGAAACGAGTGGCGCCCAAGAACGTATGACCCTAGGTCAACGGCAACTTGGAGAGGAAAAACAAATTGGTTTACGTGGTGCCGAAGAACGTAAGACACAATCTGATCTTCTTGCTGGGCAAGAACGTCAAATTGGGTTGACTGGCGAACAGGAACGCTTAACTCAAGGGCAACGTCTAGCCAGTGAAGAAAAGCAAATTGGGTTACGCGGTTCTGAAGAGCGCTTAACGGTTGAAACACAAGCGCGTGAACAGCGCGAGACCGAGTTGCAACAAGACCTCTTCCGGCGCTATAAAGAACAGAAGGACGCAAGCCAAGCTCAACGAGCCTTCCGTGCATGATTGATTGGATTGAAACACTAAGCGACAACGAAAAAGAATGCTTCTACACGTTCTGTAAAAAGAACAGCTCTCCCATTCAGATGTACCTGTATGCCCGCTTCCTTGGGTTTACAGGTAACATTGTGGAGTGCGATCAGTGGCAGCAAACTGAATTTAAAAAACGCAACCTCCAGCAAATCCTGGAGATTGAAGTTGACAACATGCGTGAAGACGTAGAAAAACTACGTCAAGCTATTGATATGGGCATGGTCAAACAAGATAACGGGACAGCTCGTATTGCCATGCTTCAAAAAGAATTACGTGGTGCCATCAAACAAATTCAAGACGAACGTTATTTGAGCGATAAACAAGGCTTGATTCTTGCTGGTGCTGATCGAGCCTTGCGTGAAATTGTTTTGATCTTTAAAGACGATCCCATTGAAGGTCCTCTTCAGGATGCTGTAATGGCAGTCTGGACCAAAATTCTGGCCGAAGAATCCTAAGTGTAATGAGTTAGGGTAAGTGCATGGCTAACACTTCCCTGTATGCAGTGTACCGGCGCACAGCACGTGCCGGTGCAAAACAACAAGTTGTCAAGAAGACCAGCGACATTGATGTTGAAAGAGCAAGGACAGACTTTGCTTATTTCTGTGATGTGGTAGGTGAGAAACCTCCTGCAGCCCATCACAAAGAATGGCATAAGTATCTATGTACCAATGCTAATAGCGAATGTTTGATTGGGATTGGTGGACCCAACATTGACATTCTGGCGCCACGGGGATCAGCAAAGTCCACTGTTCTTGGTTTGTTTACTGCTTGGGCCATTGGCATCCACGCCTTGCATAAGCGTCCACTCAAGATTCTTTACATTTCTTACACGGTTGATGTGGCACGCCCCAAAAGTGCAGCCATTAAACGCATCATTGAAGAAAACAAGTATTACAAAGAAATATTCCCAACGGTAAAGATTGCCAAAGGAATCAACTCTAACGAGTACTGGAGTATTGATTGGAAATTTGCAGGCATTAAATCTACTGGCGAAGAAGAATTTACGGTCTGTTGTGCTGGCCTTAAAGGTGCAGTGACCTCTAAACGTTCGCACCTTTGTATCATTGATGACGCTATTAAATCAGCGGATGATATTAAGAACAGGGATATTCGTGCAGCCATGGAGGACAACTGGAACTCAGTTATTGTTCCAACCATGTTTGAAGGTGCACGAGCTATTTGTTTGGGCACGCGATTCCGCCATGATGATATTCACAACACTACCTTTACGCCAGCTAATGACTGGGTACAAATCGTTCAATCAGCTATCACAGTAGATGAGGAAGGAGATGAAAAATCTTACTGGCCCGAAATGTGGTCACTGGAATACCTGCAGGATAGGAAACGCCAGGCTCCCATCAGCTTTAGTTTTCAGTATCAAAATCAAATTGTACAGACTAGTGAGCTATCTATTTCTGCTGATCTAATCATTAAGAGCAAGATTCCTACAGAGTTTGACACCCTTGGAGTTGGCGTTGACTTGTCTGCAGGTGTTCGAGAACGCAACGACTACAGCGTTTTTGTTTTGGGCGGACGTGTTGGAAACAAGATCTACATTATTGATTGCAAGCGCATCCGGATTATGGGTAACCTGGAAAAGCTAGAATCCATCATGGACATGATGTACGAGTGGGGCATTGTGTACAAAGAAGGTGATAAGTATTTCCCCACAGGTTCAACCGTTGATATTTGGTCAGAAGCCGTGGCCTATCAAGCATCCCTGGAGGCTGACTTTAAACGGATCTGCCAGGTTGAACACGGTCTTTACAATTTGATTTGGCACCCAGTCAAAGGATTCCGTGGCGACAAACTTGCGCGATTCAGGGGCATTATGGGCTTGTTTGAACAGCGTCGGATTTTCTTTAACAAGTTCCGTAAGTTCCAAGCATTGCAAGATGAGATCGTAAACTTTGGTGTCAGCTCCCACGACGATTGTGTTGATGCTATGGTTTGGCTTTGCAATGGGCTTATGTCACGCGGTAAATTAGAGCTTGAGTATTAAGGTTGAGTATTGTCGGAATTAAACTGATACTAAGTCCACATGAGCACCAGTTACTTTGTTGTTGAGCTAGAGCAAGACGCTTACGGTTCAGCAATCATCCCGTTGCCAGATGAGTTGTGCCATGATATGGCTCTTCAACCTGGCACTGAGTTTGAAGTTGAAGTTGAAGATGATGTGATTACCCTTCGCCGTCTTCAAACTGGTTACGAGATTGAAGACAACTGATTAACTTTTTATTATGAGCACATCGAGCCAATCTGTTTTAGAAGGAATGCTCAAGGCTGTTGTGAACCGTGAATCCACGGGATCAGCAGACACGATGCTCATCAATGCTCACCTTTCCCAAATGAAAATGTTTGGGATTAGGCAAGGCGTTGAGTTCTACCCATCACAAGATAACTTTGGCACTCAGCGATTTGATTTTATCCAGCAAGTCATTAAGTTCAACAAACTTGATGCCCGCTTAGATTCAATTTGGGATCGTTTCCTTGCCTATGGTCGGGGTTTATTTTATATTCGACCAACTAAGAAAACGTACCGTTTGTATTGGTTCGATAAGGATGCTTATCGCACCTACTATTCACCAGATGGTGATCTTGAAGAAGTCATCATTATCTATGCGTACAAGGTCCGCGCTTCTCGTGGGTTTGGGGGTGTAGGACTGGGTACCGATAAACGCTACATGCGTTTACGAATTACGCCAACAGAAATTGAAGAACTCCATAGTGAACAGGAACTGACGTTTGAATCTGTCGAATCAACGTTTAATTTTCAAGAAAATAAAACAGTTGAGAACACGCTTGGGTTTATTCCTTGCATTGAAGTTCTTAACAACCCTGATGCTTTTGGTACGGATGGGAGTGGTGAATTTGAATGGCTTGCTAACCAGATCATTGCTCACGATGAAATGGTTAAGAACATCAGGGCAAACCTGTCGTTCTTTGGTAACCCAACGCTGCTCTCTTCTCGTCCTAAACATGACATCGTAGAAACAGCAAAAGAAGGCGCTGTACAACGTCCCAGTATTGCAAGTCAATCTGGCTTCCAGTCAGAGTTTTCCCTTTCTAGTTCCACGTTTAAAAAGGATCCAATTGATCGCCAGCAAGCTGGTTACATTGGTTTACCTGGTGGAGGACTGCGTGTTCCACGGGTGATTGCCAACCTGGAACCCACTGATCGCGTTGGTTTTATTACGCCTAATGCAATTAGTACAGACCAAGCACGTTATGTGGGTGAGTTACGGTCTGAGATCCGCCTGGCGTTAGGCGGTATTGATGACCTTTCAATTACCAACGTAACTGCAACGGAAATCAAATCCGCTTATGGACGTGTTAGTGCTACAGCAAAGAAGAAGTGTTTGCAGTTGTACACCTATGGCATCTGCCGTTGCTTTGAGTTAATGATTTACCAGGAAGAACAACTCTTCCGCAAATCATTAGCTGTTGCATCTGGGTTAACATATCCTGTGTTGCCAGAGAATGCAGATGAAGAAGCTCTAGAAAAACACCGTAAAGCCAAAGAAAAGTACGAGAAAGGTTTGGATAAAGCTTTAAACAAAGCTTTTGAAACCAAGGAAATTCCAGAAGGTGTTATTGGTTTAGCACCTGATGGCGACCGCACCGTTCTTTGGCGCTGGATGGGTCCCGTTTATGAGGACACTCCGCAAGATAAAGTTAATCAATCTATCTTTACCCGTAACTTACAAGAATTGGGTGTTGATAGTATTGAGGCACTTAAGTACTTGTTCCCATCTAAAACGGATGACGAAGTTGCAGAAATGCTCTCCGGTTATCCATTCCGAATGGTTGGACAAGTGCAACGAGCGTATGCGTCGTTCCTTGATCTCATTAATCAAGAAATGCGTACACCTCACCCTCAGCGTCCAGACCTCCCACTGGCAGCTGATCCGCGTCTTGATTTGACGCCCTTCCTTTACAGAACACTCGAAAGTCTCCAGAAAGAGGTAACCTATGCAGGCCGATACCGCAGCGCCGATCCAATCGGCACCCCAACAGTATTCGACCCCGCCGATCAGCTACGGGGCTCCAGTGGTGCAACAGACAGCAGCACAGGCTCCGGTAGCAACAACCAGCCAGTGGGTGGCGCCTTACCAGCCGGCCCAGGCTCCAGCGCCTCAGATGCAGGCGCAGATCTCAGCAGCACCTTACGCCCCTATCCAGTCGTACCAGCCAGCGCAACCTTCAGCGGAGAACCCGTACAAGGAAGCGTTCAACCGGGTGGTGTCGCTCCTGAGTTCACCAGTTCAATTCCCGTTCCAGGGTCAACAGTCCAACGCGACCCAGGGAATCGACCCGGCCAGCTTCAGTTCCCAACAGAGCGTGGGGTACAGCAACAATTCGGCAGCCCCGATTTATCCGTCCAGCCAGGGTTACTCGCCCAGTTATTCCCAAACATCGCAGGAAATAACAACACAGCAGCTCCTAGCAAACGGCGTAAGTCCTCAAAGTCTTGAGGTTATTGATCATTTCGGAGCTGATGCACCTGCTGTTCTTAATGACTATGCGTGCACAGTTGAAGATGCTCTGATTGCTCGCTATCAGCAACTGTCAGAAGCTGTTCAACTCTTAGAAGAACTGGCACAAGAACATCAGGCATACGAAGCTATCCTGACTGATCCTGACATCCTGGCTGATTACACTTGTCAGTTCTTTGGTCCTGAGGGTCCGTACCCAGTGGAAGAAGGAAACGCAGGTTATGAGCAAGGTTATGAGCAAGCTTACGATACCAACACGTACTATGAAGAGCCCTATGCTGCTCAACCTGAACGTGCTTCGATGCCTGTTCCTCCTAATCCTCAGTTTGATATGGATGCCCGTGGCTTCTGGGATAACTTTGGCAGCGTAGCTGAACGGGATCCTTCTAACGCCTGGCGCTATCTGTCGCAAGCACAACGCAATCCTAGTGTGTTCCGCCAGAAGCTTCTGGTCATGGAATGATCTTTTAAAACAAGTAAGTTTAGAATAAGGGGTAGTGAGAACTGCCCCTTTTTATTTATAACTAATATGGCAATGCTTCCCCAATCTGCGCGTACGGCTGCTGCATACCTTGGTGGTGGCATTGCACGCGGCATAGAACAACAGGGTTCTAAAGTTGCCCAAGCTGGTCAACAACTTGCAGGTGCAGCACAAAGTGGTATTGGTCAGAAAGTAGGTAACTTTTTAGAAAATCTTGGTTCTCAAGTTCAACAAGTAGGTGCAACAGCAGGCACTCAAGGTGGTTTAAAAAAACGTGATCTTGGTTTAGTTGCTGCGGGTGCTGCTATGACTGGCGCATTCGTTGGAGGTATGGGTGCTAATTCAGGTATTAATGCACTGATTGGCTATCACCAATCCAATCCACGTGGGCGTGTTACTCCGCAAACAGGTGTTGTTGGAGGTAACAAGATGCCCGCTGATTTACAAACAAGCTATATCAACCTTGCTGTTCCTGGTTCTCCCCTTGGAGAAATGGCTTATATGCAAACAGGCAATGTAAAAGAAGCTCAAATGCGACAGCGTTTATTACGTGCTGCAATGGGTCCTCAATTCATTGAAAACGAGGCTTGATTAATGGCCGATAAAAAACAGAAAGCAAAAGAAAATCTACGTTCTTTTGCAATGCAAATTTTTCCTGAACTAGGACCGGATACACGGACCTTGCAACCGCTGAGCTACAACCCGTTTGAACGGATTGGCCCAATGCCTGCAACAGAATACAACCCTTGGAATCGCGCTGGATATATCAATACACCAGAAGTTATGGAGTCTCCTGAATAATGGACGCTGCTTTAAAAGCTGCACTTGGCGGAACAGTTGCTATAGCTGGTTTTGCTGGCGCTAAAAATCTACAAAAACAAGCTGTTCAACAATACCGGACGGAAGGATTACGTGAGACAGGAGCAGCAGTTAAAGCTACTCCAAATTCACTAGGAAAGAATGTATATTCAACTTTTGAAGATTCAAGAAAGATTCTTAATAAATTTGCGGAACAAACAGGAGTCAAGCCAAACGTTACGGTTAATACTAGTCCTGCAGGAGCCAGCTATTCTTCTGCAACAAAAAACGCTATTTCTTTAAACTACCCATTTGCCAGTAAGTTTACCCTTGGGCACGAGCTTGGCCACCAAAGCATTAACATTGGGGGCGGTGCTCCTGACTACATTCAACGTAATCTATACACTGGATTAAATCCAAACGTTGTAGGACTGGCAACCATTGGGGTCAGCGCCATGGCTCCATCAACTCGGCGGGCAACTGGTCTTGCTCTTGCCATGAACTATCTAAACAACAGTGGGCGTATCTTCTCAGAGATAGAAGCAACACGCCGTGGCACAAACCTGTTGAACCAAGCAGGTGTTCCTGTTTCTGCTAAGCCTGGCATGTATCAAGTTGCTGGCTATGCCTTAGCACCAGCAGCAACAGCATTGGCTGGTGTTGGCGTCGGACGGTTCTTGCGTGCCTTTGCAGAGAAAGTTAGCACCCCACAAGCTGCCCAAGCTGTTTGATTTTTCATTTAATTATTAATAGCAATAAGTAAGTGTTGCTATAATTTTATTAATGGGACCCAAGTTCCAGAGGCAAAATCGGATTTAATCCGATGATCCATGGATCTTTAGGGTCCTGGTTTCAGCTACACCTTACGCTGAAGAACCAACATGTTTATTGATAACGACTTTCCCAAGCTGTTGGGTGCGGAGCTGTACCGTCCCCATCCAGCTTATATCGTGGAGATGGCTTGCGAGCCTGTAGTTGTCCACGACTTCACCAAACAGCCGGGTCAAACCGTTCAGCTCGACCGTTATCGTTTCTGGGGTAACCCTGGTACGAAGACCAACCGTGAGCGTACCCAGGATCAAACCATCGGTACTGCTAACAGCCGGTCGATTGTCAAGGACAAAGTGCTGGTGTCTCTGCGTGAGTACACCGGTCCTGCTGACCCGAACAATGCCAACCTCCCGAGCACCTTCAAGATTGCCCGTGAGACGTTGATGACCGCTCAGCGCCTGCTGCTGGACACCGGGAACCTCAACATGTTCCACCAGTCCATCGGTTCGCTGACCCTCCTGGACGACTATCGCCGCTGGCGCGACCGTGTGTTCCTGGATGAGCTGTTCAAATCCGAGTCCCGTGGTCAGTCCTCTGACACCCAGGGTGGTTACTACTATCCCAACAACAAGGCTAAGACTGGTTCGACCACTCTGACTGCCTACACCGCTACCGAGTATGCGTCTGAGCGTTACAAGTTTAACGTGAAGACCGACCTGCTGGAAGTGGTGAAGAGCCTCCGTAAGCGCAACGTCCCTGTGTTTGCTGATGGCTACTACCGCTGTATTGCTGATCCTTCCTTCATGAAGGACCTGCGTGCTGATCAGGGCTTCCGTGAAGTGGCTCGTTACCCCGGCTTTGCTGCTGGTAACCCACTGATGAGCGGCATGAACCCCAACGCTGCTATCTATGGCGGTGGTCAGTATGGCCAAGCTCAGTTTGTGGGCGGTGAACCCACCATGCCTTCTGGCTTTGTGTTTGAAGGTGTGCGGTTCTTCGAATCCACCAACTTCCCCTCCAAAACCATCACCGTTGACATTGGCGACGGCGCTGGTGCTGTTTCTCACGACACTCCTCCTGCTCTGTTCTTCGGTCCTCAGGCCGTTGGCGTGGGTATTGGTGGTCCTAATGCTCAGGTCCTCATCAACAACAATGATGACTTCAGCCGCTTTATCATCCTGATTTGGCAGCTGTACGCTGGTTTTGCGAACCTGAACAAGGATTTCGTCACCACTGCTTTCACCATCGTTTGAGGAAGGAGGTAATTAACAATGGCTGCTTACAAAGAAGAAGCCGGTGCAATTCTCCAGCCCGGTAATCAAATCAACCGTCTGTCCTCCTACAACACCGAAGGTGTGTACGGCTGGCCTGGTGTCGAAGCTTTTGAGCTGATCGGCTACGTCAAGATTGACAACCTGGCTGCTGACAAAGCTTCCTATAAGAGCTTTGACATCATTGTTCCGTCTCCTGATCGTCGTCCTGATGACCGGGTGCGTGACAACCGCACTTCTCTGGTTGTGCAAGCCAGCTCTGATCGTCCTGCGTACATCTATGGCGCTTCTATCGCCATTGCTCAGGACATTCCTGCGGGTGGTCTGGCTGGTTTCCCTGCTGCTCCTGTTACTGCAAACATCGGTGGCACTTCTACCGAAGGTCTGCTGCTTGGCCCTAATAACGCTGGTGCTCCTTTTGGTGTTCCTTCGACTCAAGCCAACGGTCTTGCTGCTGCTAGCTCCATCGTGAGCGCTACCAGCTCGCTGTTTGCCCAGGGTCTGAGCGATACCACTATTGCTGACCTGCCCTTTACTTCTGCTGTAACTACCGCTGGCATCGTGGCGGCTGACTTTGCTAACGCAATGTTCTACCGCGTTACTGCAGACACCACCTTCAAGGTGTTCAACGTGAACGGCGTGACCTCCACTACTGTGGATGGTGACGGTGTGTTCATTAGCTCCACCGATAAGGATGCTGGCCGTGCTGGCTACATTATCTGCCGCGTGAACTATCTGCGTCCTGCAGGTGCCGTGGCATGGGAAGACATCAATGAGTTCATTGACTTTGCTTCCCAAGTGGGTGGTACCGATAGCTGATCTATTGATCAGTTAAGTTGAGGTTGGTATTGTATTGGTAGTTGTCATTTCATTTTCGAATGCTCTACCAATACAAGCCAACTGGTCAACTTGTTGAGATGATTTCGCACCATGGTGATGGCATCATGATGTGCGTTGATGCTCAAGACGAAGTTCTTTACATTGATCGTGAAGATCTTGTACCTCATCTTGGCGCGACTAATGAAAAGGATCGGACAGAAGAGCGCCTTACCGAGCAGCTCAAACAAGAAGGCGTCAATCCTCCTATCCCCACCAAAAAGGAAACCTTCCCTCTAGATACTCGCATTAACCTGAATACTGCGAGTGCTCGTCAAATTGCTGACCATTTACCTGGAGTAGGATTAAAGACAGCAAGGGACATTAAGGATTTACAAACCTCAATGCCCGGCGAAAAGTTCGTCCGTTTAGATCAACTTAAAGCTATCAAGCGTGTTGATTGGGATGAAATTATCAAAGAAAATCTTATTCGAGTTGAATAATGCAACTTGATAGCTTCCTCAAGTCAAAAATCCGCTGGCACCTAGGATATAACACCACGTCTATTCCGGCTGGCGATTTATCTCGACTTGAGGAAGCACTGAATAACGTACCAGATTCTTTCTGGTATACAAAATTAGTTGAACAGGTCACTCGGTGCGACGAGGCAGAGAAGCGCACCGACATGACCGGTAGTGTGAACAACGATACAGTTCCTCGTAACCGGCTGGAGAATATTGCTGGTGACGTTGATCGTACTATCACCACGACTGATTTTAAAGAAACACTTAAAACTTGGACGGAGATTTATCTGTATGAAACTGATCGCTTAGCTCTTCATCTGTACGTCGCTAATTATAGAAACCCTATGCAAGCCCGCTATCGCTTTGAGCGGGAAGGCTCGGAATTCATTCAAGCCTTACCTGGACCCGCAGACGTTGCTATCGGAACCCGCTTCTACTTCGAATACAACCTCCGATAAAACAATGGCTGGTCTACGACAGCAATACGAAGATCTTCTTCAACGACCTGAAGTTCGTTCTTTGCTTAACACCCTTCGTTACGCCGAAGGAACTGCAGGAGAAAGCGGCTACCAGACAATGTTTGGTGGCAGTAAATTTGACACATCCAAAGGCTGGCGCCATCCTGATAAAGCCATCACAGGAGGAGGCTACACGAGCACAGCTGCTGGAGCGTACCAATTCTTAACCCCAACCTGGCAAGGCACTGCTAAAGCTCTAGGTCTTTCTGAATTTGATCCTAAATCACAAGACCTTGCAGCTCTGTATTTAATTGACAAAAAACGCGGTGCTTTAGATCCATTCCTCAAAGGAGAAAAATTTGGAACTGTTATTAACAAGCTTGCTCCAGAGTGGGCTTCATTGCCAACATCTAGTGGCGGAAGTTACTATGGACAACCTTCTAAAAAACTCGGTGACTTGTTCAAGTACTACGAACAGCAAAAACAACAGCTTGGACAAAGTGCTGTTAGCCAGCAACAACAGCAACAACAATTACCGCAACCACAAGTTCAAGCAACCGGTATTCCTAACATCAACATCTTTGTTACTGGCAAAGGAAAAGTTGCAACAGAAGCATCAACAAATCCTCTTGACTTCTTGATGAAGTTTAACCAGAAACGTTCTTCTGTTCCTAATCCAATTGAATTAGCAACAGCAATGACGACAACGGAACCAGTTAATTACTTTAAAATGTAATTATGGCAGGAATCTTCCACGCTGGTTACGTTGCTAAAGCAGGGGAAGACATTTTCCCTACGACTGGCCCTCATCTTGATGTAAGAGTTAAGAAAGGAGGTCAATACATTAATCCTGAAACGTGGCGTACAGGGCTACAACGTTTGAGGATTGGTGAACAACGCACTCCGTTATTTGTACAAGGAAAAGATGGATTTAAACCATCTTTCCCTATTACTTCTGGATACGGGCCACGAATTGCACCAACAGCTGGTGCTTCTACGTATCACAAAGGAATTGACTTTGGGATTGCCGGTGGCACTCCTATCTACTATGAAGGTGCTGGTACTTTTAAACCAGGGCAAGGTTTAGGAACAATTCAAACACCAGAGGGTTTTGAAATTGAATTGCTCCATACCAAAGGTGGCAAAGAAGTTGCTCTAGGTATGGAGCAACAGACTCCTCAGTTTAAACCTCCGCAACAGCCTGCACAAACTGATGCGCCACACTCAATTAACATTGTTGTTCAAACTGGTGGAGAAGATGAGGATGATCAACCTATTACCGCACAGCA